GGACAAACGCTTAGTAGAAGCTAATAATGGACTATGATGTATACACTACTAGACGATAGAAAAAAAGCTGACCAGATCAAAGCTTACATGGAAGCTCACCCTGGAGCTATAAGAAAACAAATATATCATGAATGCCACATTACCAGATATAGGGCCAAGATGTTAGAAGATCAGGGCCTTGTTAAATTGCCTTTGCCATTGACAAATAAACAGTCTTTAATGAAGGCACGTAAGAAGTCATCAATGTTGTTTTATTTATAGGAGATAGTATGAATGATCCAGTAAACCACCCTAAACATTATAATATCGGAGGCCTAGAGACTATAGATATTATTGAAAGCCGTTTAACTAGAGAAGAATTTGTAGGATACCTGAAGGGTAGTAAGATGAAATATGACTTACGCTATCCATTTAAGGGTAATGTAGAAGAAGACTTAGCTAAGTCTGAATGGTTTAAAAATAAACTTATTTCAGTTTTAAGAGATGAAGATGCAGTAAACCCTCCTGAAATTGAAGCTCAACTACAGAGGTTTGAAGATGAATAAAATATATTGGGTATTTATTGTTATTATGGCTGCACTAGCTATATGGGGAACTGAAAAGGCTATTGGTCAAACGATCATTGGCCCAGATGGATCTGTGACTGTTTGTACAGTATCTAAGGATATGATCATCTGCGTATGACGCTAGGTATGCGCAATAGTAATGCCAAGTTTATAGACTTTGGCTTTTTATCTGGAATGATCCCAGGTAAGAATATATTGCCGACAAACCTAGATATGGTAGTGTGTAAAGATGGTAAAAAATTTTTAGTAGCAGAATGGAAGCATGACAATGAACCAATGTCATTAGGCCAAAAGATAGTATTAAAAGGCCTGGCTGCTCAAGAAAACTTTACCGTTTTAATTATATATGGTCATAGTGATGATCAAAGGACTCAAGTAGATAAGTTTTATGAGGTTACACAAAACAAACTTATATACATAGATCAAGGTCCAGAAGCATTAAAAAGCTATATAAATACATGGTGGAAAGTCAATTAAAACAATGACTTATAAAATAATTGAAAATAATTGAAAAAAAGTGTTGACATCATGCTAGCAAATATATAGCATACACATATCGCTAATTTATTATCTACTTGCAGGCGATCAAGAAATTTTGCTAAAGGAGAAAAGCATGACAACATTTAATTATGAAGTATTAGTACAACTTGGCCATTTAAAAGCACTTAAACTTTTTGCGGCTAAAAAAGACGTAAGGTATTATCTAAACGGTGTTTATGTTGAGTTTAATAAATATAACACTATCTTTGTTGCAACTGATGGCCACAGGCTATTAAGTACAGCAGTCTATCATGATGAAGTAAAGCACGGTAGAGATACATTAGGAGTAGTTATTCCTATTGAGACTATTGATGCGTTACTCAAAGTTAAGTCAACATTAGGTGCAGCTAGCATATCATTGGAAGTTGAAAACAATGTGGTTAAGAAAATACACGTTGTTAATGATGTAGTAAGGTTAGAAGCACGTCCAGTAGAAGGTAAGTATCCTGACTTTAGAAGAGTATTTCCAGAGTCAGTATCTAATGAGCCTGGCAATTATGACTTCACATATCTTAATGACTTTAATAAGGCCGCAGAGTATATCTCTGGAGTTAAAAATAAAAAGGCAGCATTAAGCCAAAATGGTCTTAAACCAGCATTAGTTGATCTTGACTGCCCTGACTGTGTTGGTGTTATTTCACCATTAAGAGTTGAGTCTACAATTACCGGTGCGCCAAAATTCATATTTGACGAACCTAAAGTATCTGTAAAGGAGGCTGCATAATGGCTTACATTAATACCGAAACTAAAACAAAAATACACGCTGCATTAAAACCTATATTTAGTAAATATGGAATTAAAGCAACGTTAGCTAGAAACTCATATCATTCAACATTAGTAGTTAATGTGGTATCTGGTGATATAAATTTTGGCAGCAATTATCAGCAAGTGAATGTTTATCATGTTCCTAGTCATTATGAAGGGAAAGCTAAACAATTTTTGAATGAAGTATTAGATACTATAAAATTGGTTGGTGAATGGTATGATGAGTCAAATTCACAAATTGACTACTTTAATACAGCATTTTATATTGATATTAATATTGGTAAATATAATAAGCCTTACGTATTAATTGATAAGCCAGAGCCATATAAACAATATGCACTTACTGGAGGTATTGGAGTTAAGTGTATATCTAATGGAAATACATGGAAAGAAAGTGAGGTGTAATATGACTTACTTTAACTTTAATGAATGGAGGCAGCGACTGGATCTTGATGATGAAGACTTGATAGACTGGTTAGGGTTAAGTGATGATCAGATAGAACATTACAAAACTCACAAAGTGCCAAAGTATATTGAAGTGGCATGCAAGTTTATAGAGTGGTGTTATTGTGAAGCATTAGATGAATTACATGTAAATGTATTGCAAGGAAGTGAGCCTTATATAAAGGCTCATTATCCTGCAGTAGCTGCCGCTAAAGGAGCTTTTTTATCTTATACTTTAAATAACTTCTATGAGGACTATGAGTTTGACCCTAAAAAACTTAGAAGCCTCTTAGACGAAGTAGCTCATCAACAGGGTTCATATAAGCACCTTGACCAGCAGCACTAGTATCAAAATAGGCAGAGTCTAGGAGTCCATATTTAGGACTCTTAGCTACGCCTTTTAATTCACTTGCTAATTGTTTAGCACTCATAGCACCGTTAGGATCAAATACCAACATACCACCATTAGGCGTTGCTGATACTACGCCACCTTTAGGGTTAAGCTTTTTACCTGCTTCAATAATTTGTTTAGATGATACGTTCTCAAATAACACACCGTTAGCAGCATCTTTATTTAAGTTCATAGGTATTTTAGTAAAACGTGTAGCACCTACACCCCATTGGCCTAGATCACCGCCCATAGACTGAGCGTACTGTGATAATGGTCCAGACTTCTGGATATTCATTCTATTGATAGGGCCTAAGTTTTGGCTGTATACTCTATTAAATTCTTCTACATTACTTGCTGGATCTACCCATACACCTTGTACTTTAGATGGAGGTACATTTGCATATTGCATGCCTTTAGCTGCAGCACCTTCTTGAGCAGCACCATATCTTAGATCAGATAATGCACGGCCTCCAGGTGTTTCACTAGCTTTTTGTAAGATACTTGGAGAGGTAGCTTCAATGTTAATATTGACTGGTGAAAGTTTACGTTGGCCCTCTGCATATTTTAATGCAGCGCCTGGAGCTTTAGCAATAGTACCTGCAACGCCTCCGGCAGTCGTTAAACCACCTAATAAACCTTGGATAGGATCTTGGTTATTATAACCTTGGTAGGCCTCATAAATACCTAACGGAATACCAATAGGAGGTATAGCCATAGATGCACCTGAAGCGGCATACTTAGCCATTTCTTTAACGTCTTGTTTAGTGAGCTTAGGTACGTTAGGCAATGGTTTACCATTGTCATCAACGACAAGTCCTCTTATTACTTTCATAATGCTATCCTTTAGTCATCTAATTCTGGGAGTTCGTAGTGTACAGAGTCAACTGTAATTTCTACATAAAGACCTGACTCGAATGTTAAAGCAAGTACATTCTCATCAAAATACGCTTCAGCCTCTACAATTTTATCGCCTACCAACTGGTCAATTAATGGCTGAATTTGCATGATAAACCTTTCTATACTATTTTTCCGATCCACCTACCGTTTGTGTTAAGAACCATAGGCATTAATTTAGGTTGTCCGTTTACAATTACACCACAGCCTACAATGAACCTGCTTTTAAAGTTTTTAGCATAGTCAAATGCCATAGACTTTTGATGTATTAAACAACCTACTTGCATCCCCCAAATAAGTGCATCTGGGTTACTGTAATATCCGATACTAAATTTAGTGTGATAGTGACCCTGGACAGTATTCATTCCATACTGCTGGGCTACCTTTAAAACGTCTGCAGAGAGGCCATGAGTGAAGAAACACCTAGAGTTATCACTTAATGTTATTGTGTGGTCATCCACCCAATTCCAGCCCTTACCCACCCCTAAAAAGTCGTTATAGTCTTTTAGGTATCCTTTAGGCATGCCATATTTTAAAGCACGTCTGTATACTAATGAGCTATGGTTACTATGTACCAATGTCATCTTGGGAAATATCTTTTCTAATTCTTGAACATACTTTTTAGACTGTTCTAATTCATGTCCGGCAGAATATAAGTCTGGGTTATGTTCGTGCATAGATATAGCATGATGATCTAATTCATCACCTATATTCACTACATGGTCAAACTTAAATTGTTTTTTTAACGCTTTTAAAAATGCAAATGCGTCCGGATGGTGATAAGGAATGTGCATGTCAGATATGACTAAGACTGATCTATATTTCAAGTAACTCTCCTAGTTTTGAGATACTTTATTATACACTAAATACATGATAATGAATAACAAAACGTATTTAAAGTGATCTATAGCGCATAGAATATCGCAGATCAAATACTCTAGCATATCTTAATGGTAGCTTTTTTAGCTTGCTGTAACTTTTTAAAGAACTTGTTATATGCTAACTTAGAGTTACCAATAAAGTCTCCACCTGTCCATGTTGTACCAAGTAATATACATCCGTCTGTATGTGCTGAAGTATTGCCAGCATGAATACGTATGCCTGTAAAGTTAGGCACGTCTAGTATATGTGGCATATCTTGTTTAAAGCGTACAGATCTATCTATAATGACTTTGTATTCACCAGTAGGTATAGCTGTCTTGCCTATAACTTTAGAGCCATTTCTAACTACATCCTCTAGCGTATAACATTCATATATACCATCTACATACATTTTACCTACTGTATGTGTATCTTTAAATTCAAACCGTTTTACTTCAATTAACATTTTTGTCTATATAAGTAAGTGCTTGAGTTAAATATTGCATGGCATACATGAATAAGATAGAAAAGCCCATGGCTGCAAATAGCAATGAAACAACTAATAATTTAAGTATAGCTAAACCAATAAAGTTTAGTATGTTTAATACGATCATTTCTTTTTAATGTAGAATAAACTACGTTCCCCAAAGAGATAGAAACCAACCGCACTAGCAAAGTTATCTACTTCTTGTGTTGCGATACCTTGTAGGTGCATAGTTGCCCATGTTGCTAATACAATCAGGCCAATAGCAGGTCTCATAAGTCTTGCAATGGCTTCTACCCATGGGTAAGATGGGTTACCACTTCCTGCTTCATTCATGACCTTAAAAAACTCTAAGTCAATTTCTTTCATTTTAGCATATTGTTCTATTGTAGCAGGTTTAAATTCACTAGGTGCTACAAAACGGTTTATAAGAGACTTGCCTAAGTCCATAACAACTGGTGCAAATGCAGATAAAATAGTAATAGGGTCTATGATAATACTCCTTATAGTTCTTTAGGGTCAAAGCCATACATCTTAGCTACTTGTTTCTGTAGTTTTAAGAATAAACCTTTATGGCTCGTATATTTTTCTGTTTTAGGTGCTTCTAAATAGCATATCATGTGTATTATTTCATGACATAATGTTATTAGTACAGGATAAAGATGTGAATGTCTTGCAACACTTATAGTAATAACATGAGGTTCACCAGCTTCAGGCGGCTCATATTGCCCACAAATGCTATTATCATTAACAATAACAAAGTCAACTTTACTTGCTGGAGGAAGTTTATACTCATCAAATATACTCATTTCTATAAGTGCAGAGTATAGAGCAGCAATGCTGTTCTCATTTATCCAATGTGTCATATAGTTGAACGTGGTTTAAATAGTTGTGGGTTATATACTGCTGTAGCATCTATCTCTGGAAAGTAAATTAATACTGACTCCATGTGATTAACTTCTTCTTTTTTCCAGCAACCTTCATGGTTAGGTTTACCTTTATCTGTAGCATACGCAGCATAAGGATAACCACGTAACCCCATTTTAGTAAACGTACATTCTTCTAGTGTTAATACGACTTCACCAGTTTCGGTAGCCATTGACATTTCCTTTGGCAATTCTTTTCCATCTGCATAGTCATATAAAAACAACCATAGCAACACTAAAGTAATTGCCATTAGAAATTGTTTCATTTCATTTTCCTAACCAATTGTGCATAACAAATGTAAATAAACCACCGATAAATGATGCTATAGTCATACCGGCCCAGAAACCACCTTTAGACTTATTGGCTAGCGCTAAAAGTTCGTCCATACCTGCTTCTAATT